TGTGACTTGACCAAGACGCGCCTGCGCCCCAAGTCCGACCACTGGATTAAAGCCAGCGAATGCGCGGATACCCACGTACTCCCCGGAGTTTGGCCTAGCCTGATACAAAGCCTGCGGGTCAGCCGTTCTGACGCGGCCAACCTGCAACTGCGGGTTATCCACATCATAGCAGTCTGGGCAGACTTTTAAACCATCCCATTTCTGGTTCGTGATGTGCTTCCGCAAATCACGATATTTGCAGTCCCGTCCGCAGATGTCGCATACCGCATTTGCGTGTCTGCCGGATGCGTATGCCATCTCAGAGGTACCCCGTAAACGGCACGATCATCCACGACGACCGATCGCGGTCCTCGCTCGCCAGCACGCTTCTTTGCGGCCAAGTGGTACGCCAGTCCACTCGTCATGGCGGCAAGAAAGCGGAACGGAACATCCGCCGTATTTGAGTACGTACTCCCAGCATCCTGGATCCGACGCAAACGCCAGTAGTAAAAGTAATACGTCTGCGTATCATCAGGCACCTGCCACAAATACAAAGTAGGTGCTGAGGTGCCACGATGCAGCATCCACTGCGTGGGGTATCCAGTCGTCGTCTTGTTCGGGATAGCCTGATACGTGTCAAACGTGATCCGCTGGATCTGGATATCCGTCTGGGTTGTCGTGTTACCAGAGTTGGTGCGGATCGCTCCATCTAGCAGGTCGACCGTATCCGCTGGCAACGTGTACGTAGCCTGACTCGCAGTCAGCAACTGCGTCCCAGACTCCAGCGTCCACATGTTGATGCCGCGATTAGCCCACTCGGAGAACAAATAGTTCAGCGAACGGCGTGCCGTGGTGATGTCGTAGCCGACTCGCGACTCGCCACCAATCCGTTCAAACGCCTCCTCGATCACCTCAAGGATGCCGGGGTTCCACGTCGCCGTTCCGCTGGTTGCCATTTATGCTCCCGCTATCGCTCTCTGAAACACTTCTTCCGCCTGCTTCTCTAACGCCTCGATCTCAGCGTGGATAGACGCAGGGCGAACGTCCTTACTGCGGCGGATATTGTCGGCGAAGGTGTCGATCACGATCTTCTTCACCACATCAGCCGTGGACATACCCAGCGCCTTGCCCATCAACTCAAGATATTCCTCAACGATCGGCGATACCGAGATCTCAATACTCATGCTTTCACCGCCGCGATGAGCGCCGCTTTCGCGGCTTCCAGATCGGCCTCAGCCTTCGGGTACATGCCGGGAGTCTGCGCCTTGACGGGCTTTCCTGTCTTCTTCGACATCGAAGGAGTTCCGACCTGTTTGCCTGTAGAGAATCGACCGATCATTTCTTTACCTTCCGCGCCTCAGACAAAGCGATAGCGGTGCCTTGCTTGGGGTTCGTTACTTTCTGGCCCGACGAGGACTTCAGCTTGCCAGCCTTGAACTCGTGCATCACCTTACCGACCTTGCCCTGTTGTTGGGCTGACATCTTCATTTGGCCTTTCATATTACCCCCAGCAGACAGTGATTGCGTCAATATTTGTAGCCGATAGATAGATGTTCGTATCAAAACGAACTCCGTTACCGCCAAGAGGGATGGATGTCGTTGAGTTGTTTGGAAGCGATATGTCTATCAAGATATCTCCAGCAGCACCACCATCTCTTAACTGAAATGAGCCAGCCAGTGCGGTATGGGCGAATATCGTCACAACCCTACCTGGACCGTCAAATACCAGTCCTGCTGCCGTCAGCTTTTTGCACATCAAGTCGCTAGTCATATCTCTTCACTTTCTGAGAAGCCGGAGGCGCTTTCTTGCTGCCCGAAGGACCAGCCCACAATACCTTGCGAGACCAGTAGTTCGCGGAGAGCTTGGAGTCTTTCCCTTTAATACCGGCACTACGAGCCATGTAGCTCTTCCTGGCAGCGGCACTGTAGTTGTGGCCCATCGAAGCATCACCAAAATGAACCAGCTTTACCTGATCGCCCTCTTTAGCAAGGACCATCTTCTTCTTATCTGGTTTAGAGGATTTGATCGGCTGGTTGAACCCAGGGAACGTATGCCCACGGTACTCGATGCCGCCGCTAGATGTACGCTTAAACTTCTGCATTCAAAATCTCCAATCAAAAGAAGGCTACAGTGATTCCTGTCTGCGCCTACAGAACCTCTCTAGAGATCATGTTACCTTTGCCGCCAGTGAGTTCTTCAAGTTTTGCGTTTAGTTCTTGAATTGACTTCACGATAAGCGGTATGAGCTTGGAGTCCGATAGGCCATAGAACTCCTCCATGCTTCCGTCTTTCAGTTGAACCTGATTCCGCTTAACAACACAGTCCGAATACCTCTCACCACCCAGGGCATCTTGAACATCCTGAGCAATAAAGCCAACCTGAGTGCCGCTGTCAAACTGGTGGATATCATGCTCTTTCCAGGTAAACGATACTGGATTGAGTTTACTGATCACATCCAGGCCAGATTGAATCGGCATGATGTCTTTCTTGTAGCGACGATCTGAGGTGGCGATTGTCGCATTGGTGGCAAAGATCTGAGAGTTGACCTGTAGCTTGTATGCGCCGTTTGATGCTGTGTATCCGATTAGGACATTGCCATCTGTGTCAATTCTCAAAGCCTCGAAATTGCTATTGGCTTTTGAGTAATTGATTCGCAAGCTAGTTTCTCTGTTGGCAGCAGCGGCATTACTCCAGGCCGAGACAAATTGATGAGTACCAATTTGACTTCCACCTGCATCTTGCAGCACGAACTGCAACGTACACCCCATGCCAGCAGCAGGTGTGCCGGATGAAAGCCTTGTCAGTTGCATTGCAATTTGTGCATCATTTGTAGTCGATACAGTACGCTGAACTCTAAGCGGAACATATGTCGTGCCTGTGGGAAAATACAGCAAAATTAGCGTCAGTGGGGTTCGCGCTGCCGACATTGATTCCAGTACTGGCAATCCTCATGCGCTCAAGAGAGTTTTGCATGACAATAAAATCATTGTTGGAAAACATCCCGGTGTACCCAACATTGAATGTTTGCGATGCGTATGATCTGAAATCAACGGTGCCAGCAAGTGAACGGAAAACAGCTTCACCTGTAGTTTTCTGTATGTCGAGCAGGTACGTTGGTGCCGCACCGATCCCCACAGTCCCGCCATTTTGAAGCCGCATTACCTCAGTCGCGCCGTTGTTGCCCGTCTGGAAGATAATGTCAGCACCAGTGGTGCCAACACCAGACGTGGACCGAAGGGTTAAGGTAGAGGTGGTACCAGTGCCGCCAATTACAAGCGGAACGGTTGCGCTCGTTGTAATCGTTGGGGTCGCGATAGTTGGCGATGTCCCAAACACCAGGGAGCCACTCCCTGTTTCATCAGATATGACGCCAGCTAATTGAGCCGACGTGGTAGCTGCGAATTGAGCAAGCGTACCACCAGTGATAGCCATAGTCCCGGCTTGCAGGGTAGTGTTCCCGTCAGCCAGAGTCACGGTTCTAGATGCAGTCAGTGTGGTTGGGGTTAGGGTTACGCCAAATGACCCAACACCTCCAGCCCTTCCCGTAAGGATTACGGCATCCTGTGTTGCGGCGGCGCGTACAGTAACCGAGCCTCCTGTAGCAGCAAGAGAAGTCCCGGTAGCAGCGCCGATATTCGGTGTCACTAGGGTTGGAGTATTCGCAAACACCAGGGAGCCAGAGCCAGTCTCGTCAGAGATAACCCCAGCTAACTGAGCGGACGTGGTGGCGGCGAATTGAGCAAGAGTACCGCCTGTAATCGCCATCGTCCCGGCTTGGAGAGTTGTGTTCCCGTCAGCAAGGGTAACGGTTCGGTTTGCGGTCAAGGTAGTCGGAGTAAGGGAGACCCCAAAAGACCCGGTCCCGCCTGCCCTGCCCGTTAAGATAACAGCGTCCTGAGTTGATGCCGCCCTAGCGGTTATCGACCCAAATACCTCCAGCTTTGTGCCAGGGCTTGCTGTGCCTATACCAACACTCCCAACAGCATGGAGGTTGCCGCTTGCCAATAGCGCCATATTGTAAGCGCCAGTAGAAATGCCGAACAACAGCTTGCCACCAGTGTTCCTGTAGCAGATATCTCCTGCGGAAGAATCAGAGAACCAATTGCCCGAAGTAGCAGCATAGGAAACCCACGGATTAACGCCAGCACCACCAGATCCAATCCCAGAGGGTCCAGTCGTAGGAAGGTTTATCCAATGCGCGGTATTACTAAACCAAGACGCCATCGTCGCCTGTCCGCCAACAACACCTACAGTCAGAGAGGTGGCTGTAGCTACCCCAATATTAGGAGTGACAAGCGTTGGGCTAGTCGCAAATACAAGAGCGCCAGACCCGGTCTCATCCGTCACGGCGCTTGCAAGATTAGCGCTTGTAGGGGTAGCCAGAAATGTAGCCACATTAGCGCCAAGTCCAGATACGCCAGTAGAGATCGGAAGGCCCGTGCAATTCGTCAGCGTGCCAGAAGTAGGTGTGCCAAGAAGAGGAGTGACAAGCGTTGGAGAGGTTGCCAGGACAACAGACCCAGATCCCGTTACGGCGCTGACCTGAGTGCCGTTGATCTTGAGAACATTCCCAGTCCCAGCAGTATCGAACGTCTTGTTCGTGAGGGTGTCTGTCGTAGCCTTGCCGACGAGAGTGTCCGTAGCGGAAGGTACTGTAATAGTGCCGGAAGCAATTGCCTGCGCCTGGATAGTGGTTGACCCAGACGTAGCGCCATTAAGCTGTATCGCAGAGAAGGATACAGACCCGGCTGATATCGACGGCACTATAAGAGTTGATGTAGTGAAGTCGTATCGGAAGCCACTGTACTCCGTGTACACATGAGGAGAACATACGACAGGTATGGCTCCAATTGTTTCCAGTGGCTTCACATTACACCTCTCCTAGTTGGGCTTGACCTGCACCCATTCCATGGTATCGTTATCAAGAGACCAGCCGCATCCCTCAGAC